AGGAGAACAGGATAGAAGCTTCGGGTTTTTGCTCGCAGCTACAAGAGCGAGTTTTATGAAACGGTCCACCATTTTGGGCGTTCTCATATTCTGCGGCAGAACGTCCATAAAACTTTGCTTTTTCATCGTGAGAGCTCGCTCTAATACTTGTGCCTTCGTAAGTCCATTGTTTACAATAGCTCTGCCCTGCGTACTAATGTTGGTGTTTGGTAAATTCATTTCATAACTCCTACAGTGTGTTATTTTTATCAGAGACTTTTAAATAAAACCTCCGACTTCCATCTATTTTTTTCGTGTGATTTATAAGCGCAGATTCCCATAGCTCTAGATTACTAAGCTCATTTCTTAGCTCAGTCGCTACAGATTGCCAATCTGTTTTGATCGATTCTTTGGATCGTTTCCACGTCACGGTTAAGCTGCTATCTTTGTATCCATCTAGATCGCCAATCATCGTTTTAACCTTTTGCTCATGCACGTCAGCAAGTGATTCAAGTCGTTTAATCTCGACTTTAATAGCTGCAATCGCTTTGCATAGTGCTCTAATATCATCCGTTGGTTCTGCGATTAGTCCGTTGTTATATGGGCTCTTGAACTTCAAATAAGCGTTATAATCGTCACTGCCGTCAGGAGCTGGCTCTTTGTTACCGATGATGTAATCTGACCAAAATTCCTCAGCGATATCGCGCATCATTTTAAAGAGATCTTGATTGAACGTAATTGGATAGACTCGATAATCGTTACCAGCAATGAGCACAGCTATATCAGCTTTCTCTTTGCAGTGAAGTCCCATGTACCACTGGACTTGACAAAGATATTGAGTCGGTACTGATTCAAGAGCGGAGTCACCCCAATAGGCAGCTTGTCGGATTCCTGCCGTTTTAATTTCGACGATCTTATCTAGATCAGGAGCGAGAAAATCGACGGTTCCGCCTACGATTCCTTTTTGCTGAAAATCGCCTTTTATGAGCTCTAGTCCTGTATCATTGGCATAACGTTTGGCGATAACATCTTCCAGAGCACGTCCCCAATACATTGCTTCGTTATCCACGAGCTCTCCTGAAATACCTTTTTTGTCGAGCCATACTCCCGTCAAAGTTTTGTAGGGAGACACCCCCATGAGGGCAGCGATATCCGTGCCGGTGATGCATCCACGTCTTAGTTCAAGCCACAATTGATGTTCCATACAATTAACTCCTATTCGTGTTTGATTCGCTTACAACATATCAAAGCAATGCTATTAAGCAACAAAATAATGATCAGAAATATGTATCTATTGTAAAAAAGACTTGTTTGTTATACGTGATACTGTGTAGTATTCAATTAAGAGAAACAAAAAAATTCGGAGTTAGTATGATGATTGACAAAGGGTATCGACTTATTAAGAGACACGAAAACAATGAGTTTCATGAGAAAGATCCCACGAGTTTCCAAGCAGAGATGATACTTAATATGCTCAAAATGAAGGCAGATTGGGATCAATGGCATAGCAGCGCAGTAGTCAACTGTGTGTCACTTCGACTAGCTTATAGGTTTTTCGGTTCAAATATGATGACTGAAATTCTCGATCTATTAGTAAAAAAAGATCTGATCGAAATTATCTCGCTTAGATTTGAAAAATTCATGTCTTCATATTCATATGGTGATCATGAGAATGAAGCCATAGTAGCATTCATAAAAATCAAGCATTTTCCACGAGAACACTTAAAAAAATTCGGAGTTAGTATGATGATTGAAAAAGGGTATCGACTTATTAAGAGACACGAAAACAATGAGTTTCATGAGAGTGATAAAAAGAGTTACGAAGCAGAAATGATACTTAATATGTTCAAAATGAAGGCAGATTGGGACTACTTCAATAGCAGCGCAGTGGTCAATTGCGCGTCATTTAGACTAATTTATAGATGGATGGGCTCAAATGTGATGGATGAAGTTCTCAAACTATTAGTCGAAAAAGATATGATCGAAATTATCTCGCTTAAAATGGAAAAAGTCATGTGTTCAAATGGTGAGGATGGAATGGAATTTCCAGTAGCATTCATAAAAATCAAGCATTTTCCACGAGAACACTTGGGGTAAAAAATGAGATTTGATAGGGGGTTCTTTATTGTGAATAGGACTGATAAAAAATACTTTAGCAAAAATGATGATACTAATTTCAGACTTGAAATAGTTTATTCTTACTTAGTAAGGACTGCATCTTTTAAAAAAGATGATACTTATGGCATAGCTAATTTAGAAGATATGAAAGAGGCATTTACTCTATTTGGCAAAACGAATATGTCAAGATATCTCAAAAAATTGAGTGATCTTGGCTTTATTGACGTATTAAAAGCAAGCAAGAATCAATTCGATTATGGCTGTGTAAAAATTATACATTATCAAGAAAGTCAACGACTTACGAATTATGGCATATGGAACGGCATCGGAACGGCTAGTGGAGACTCATGTGGAGACCCATGTGGAACGGCTAGTGTCGCGGCAGTGTCTCGGCCAACCTCAAGTAACAATAAAGAAAAACCGCAGATTGAAAATAGCAGTGTTACCCCTCCTGTTACGGCAGCGGAACGGCTAGTGGAACCCCTCCGGTCAGCGAGTGGAACGGCACTCGATGGTTCTATTATAGAAGAACAAAAGAACAGAAAAAACAGAAGTAACAGAATAAATAAGGTTGACGCGAGTGACCCCATTCCAGTCGAAATTGACCAACTCTCGACAGAGACCAACTTCGATGAACCTCCCCCGAAGTCTGACTCGCTCGCTCTCGCTCTCTCGAAACCCGTCAAAATTACTCATTCTAAAAAAGATGTTCCAGAGGGGAAGTCAGTCGAAACAGTGAACGCATACAAAGCGGCATACAAAGCAAAGTACGGGTGCAATCCGATCATCAATGCAGCGACTAGGAAGCAAGCATGTAACTTAGTCGATTCAGTCGGAAAGGACGCAGCACCGAAACTCGCTCAGTTTTATTTGACTCACCACGGACAATGGTACGTCAGACATATGCATAAATTCGGAGTGCTCTTGAGTGATGCCGAGAAGCTGCATACGGAAATGCTTCGAGGGGAATACATGACTGAAACGATGGCTAGGAAAGTGGACAAGGATACTCATACAGGAGGTCAGCTAGAGGAAATTAAAAGAGAGTTTGATAGTGGCATTCATAATTCGATACTAACAGGAGGAAAAAAATGAACACGCATGAGGCTAAAGAATTTACAGAGATGTATGTTGCTTGTTGTGAAGTATCAGGAAAGACTTTTAACAAAACAATTATGCTAATGTATGTAAAGGCACTTGAAAACTCCGATTTTCAAGCAATCAAAAAAGCAATGAGTGCATTTTTTGAGGAGTCGAAGTTTCCCAGTATAGTCGATATTCGCTCTCGAATCGGCGAAAAAGTCGATTCACCGGAGGAACAAGCTCGCTTGTTTACCGAGAAAGTAATTGCAGCGTTAAGAAATTTCGGGGGACCTAATGAGAAAGCAGCAAAAGAGCATTTCGGAGAGGATTGGGATATCGTCACTGGCTATCAGACTTGGGGAACTCATTGCGAGTTACTCACTGAGGCGATACCATTTTTCAGAGGTCAATTCAGACCATACGCTGAACTCCGCTTTCGGGCTAAAAACGTTGAGAAATTAAAGCAAGAGTCACTCCCGTCAGGAGACATTATCGACACTGAAGCGTTCTCAATTGTAGACGATCAAATCAAAACGCTGTTATCGTCAATGGATCGAACATAGACTTGGATAGCAAAAATCTTCCAAAGCGCAGGGAACGGGCTTTGAAGTGATCTAAGAGCTATGACATAATGTAACATAACAGAATTCAGCCCTACCACTACGTCAAAAGGAAATAGCGATATGCTTGACGATCCTTATCTCGAAATGCGACTAAAAGAATTCCCACACCTCATTCCTTGTCCGAAACATCGATGGCACTGGCTCGATAGAAATTACTGCAAAACGTGCAATCCGATGGCAAAAGATTGTTTGCTAAATACTAGAAAGACATTGACAAAAGACACAAAAAACTTGAGGCTATACAATAGCAATCAAACAAAATGAGGAGCATACACATGGCTAAAAAAGCACCAATTTTTATAAACACCGATGATTTATTAATCGAAAATCTCGACGAAAAAGACAAGGCGTTCCTTGAGAGAGTCATTGTCGAGAAACTGCAAAAAATAAACGAAGCAAAAGCAAATCTCAAAATTTGGCAAGGAACCTACAAAGACAAGATAAGCAGACAAAAAAAGCAGGTTAGTGAAATGGTCGACGCCATTAAAAACAAAGATATCTCGAATTTAGATTACAAATACGGGCAGGAGTGGCGAGAGGAACTCTCGAAATGCGAATCATAGGGATCGATCTTGGAAAAGAGGGCTATATCGTAGAGCTCGATAGCGAGGCGAAAACTGCGAGAGCTCTGAGGATGCCTATTTGTCCAGATGGCACGGTTGACAGTGATCTGATCTTCTCGCTATTTGGTCTGAAACGAGTCGATTGCATTATCACCGAACAGATGAATATACCGCCAACGTTTGGAGCGGCATCAGCATTTAAATTCGGCTGGCACTGCGGACAATGGGCTAACATTTTAAAAGGCACTCGCTTCAAACAACTATCAGCCGTAACGTGGCAAAAGATCATGCACGAAGGATTTACGAGCGATTTTAAAGACTCGAAAAAAAGAAGTACAGCGGCATTCTATCGCTTAAATCCTTACTTCAAATCACCTCCGAAGTGGGGTAGAAGAAAGGCGATTGATCATAACTTTGCCGATGCTTTTCTTATAGCCTCGTTCGGACTATTACGACTCGGAGTATCGCTAAATATTAATTGGAACTTTGTTTTTTTGGGGGAATCATGAAAATCGTTACTACCATACCGAATCGAGATATTAAGCTTGTTCGACACTTCATAATCCATTGCAGCGACTCGGATCGACCGGAGGATGATAACATCAAGGCGATCCGAGAATGGCATCTAGAGCGTGGTTTTCTGGACGTTGGCTATCATTTTTTCATTCCTAAGAATGGCGTCATTGAACAGGGCCGAAACTTGTGGCAAGTCGGAGCCCACTGCGCTGGTTACAATACCTATTCCATTGGTATTTGTTTGAGCGGTAAAAAAGATTTTGTCGAACGTCAATTTTCCGCCTGTGCTACTCTTATTAAAAAAATTCATTCACTCTATCCAACAACTAACTTTAGACCTATCAGACCGCACAACTATTTCAATGATACAAAGACTTGTCCAAATTTTGATGTCGCTTTAATTGAAAAATACTTGTAATATACTCGGACCATATTAATAATATCGGTGTTTACAAAGCAGTCCAAAAAAGTTTCTGAGCATATCGGGAACTTTTTTTTTTTTGTGCTACAATATTACTAAATTCAAAAAAAAGGGGAATCAACATGAAATGGCGAAGCTATTTAGTATCGGTGTTAATGGCGACTATTTTCGCGGCATCTTGCTCCACGGAAGTAAGGGCACAACCTAAAAAAATGCAAAGATTCATGGAAGAAAACATGCTTTATTTGCAAGATAATTTGTTCCTCACCAACATAACAGAGGACGAATTCAATACGGTTCTCGACAAAGTTGAAGCGCACTACAAGCCTATAATTGCAGCGAGAGGAAAGACTTTAAATCTAATTAGAAAGTGGGAGGACCCGACCGTAAATGCCTATGCTCAGCAAGATGGAAGCACATGGATTGTGTCGATGTTTGGTGGGATGGCCAGGCGTCCAGAGATGAACTACGCAGGCTTCGCTCTTGTCGCTTGTCACGAAACTGGTCACCATCTTGGTGGATATCCCGTCTACGCTGATGCAACGTGGGCAGCCAATGAAGGTCAGTCGGACTTTTTTTCAACTGTGGCTTGCGCTAAAAAAGTTTTCGCAGGACTGACAGCCGGTGAAATCAATAGCAATGCTAAAGCTAAATGCGAGGCTAAGTATTCAGCCGCTTCAGATAGAGCGACATGCTATATGTCAGTATGGGGTGGGCAGTCTCTCGGGAACCTCCTCGGTGCTCTTGGCGGCACAGGATATCCGAACTATGACACCCCTGACTTAGCGGTCAGAAAATCGGATAAGCATCCAAACGCACAGTGTCGATTAGATACCTATCTTGCTGGAGCTCTTTGCACCCAGCCGTGGGTTGATAGTTTGATTCCGACTAATCTCTCGGGATCGTGTAACACTCGCCCTAAGTGCTGGTCAGGAGACACGGGACAGAGCGATGATGGCGCAGGGAATCCAACACCTACACCAACACCTCCTCCTCCTCCTCCTCCTTCGCCTACTGATCTTTTTGGTGCGGTGAATGCTAAACGTGTATCTTTAGGAAGAGCACAGCTTTCTTATCACGCTGTTTTAGAGTGTGCCGCGAAGGTACTGACAGACTTTGCAGCGAAGAATGGTAAATGTACGATGCAAGACGGTCTATCAACGCAGCAACGGATTAGATTGTGTGGGTGCGATTGGATGCTTGGCAACTCTCGCATAGCGATGGGATGTTACTATTCTGATAGTAAGAGCGTTGTTGACGCATGGTACGCAACTCCAAACGGCAAAGATTTTTTCACGGGAACAAGCTGGAAACGTCTCGGCTGTGCAAAGTCGGGATCTTTTTACGCTTGTACTTTTAACGACCAGCAATAAACGTGCTGGTCTTGACATTTTTTTATAGTTTGTAGTATGTTCGAAATGCGAACAAAAGAAACTAAGGGAAGGTGCCAAAGATGAAATTCAAAATCTACAAAGACGTTGTCGGGGAATTCCGCTGGACGCTATACGCTATAAATAACAAGAAACTGGCGGATAGTGCTGAAGGCTACAAGCAAAAAAAAGATTGTCTAAACGGTATGATCAAAGTGATGCAAACGACTGAGTTGACTCCTCTTAAGGACGACACGAAAACCAGACATTACACAAAAAAGGCTAGTCCTGTTATCGAGGACTAGCCTTTGCTGTCGAAAGGAAATCTACTCTGAGAGAATTAGATCGATGTTTGTACGCAAGGCAACTCGGTGAATCCATCTCCGTTGATCATTGTTCCTTCTGATCTAGTGTCTCGATTCCAAAAATTAAAGAATGGGAAACACATCGGTGCTGGTCCTCCTTGCGTAGTCTCACTAAAAACAGTCACCATTTTCGCTGAACAAATCCTTTGTACAGTTACAGATGAGTTAAGAGCTTTAGAGCTATAGAGACAGTAAAATGCGTTTGGATTCATCAAGCGGATATCAACTGCACTTGCATAGCTAGAAAGATCGATAACAGTCATGACAATTTGAGAGGACGCTTGATAGTCATTCAGAACAATGTGCCCTGATCTACTCGCGCTTACAGCTTTGTAATTCGCGATATTGATCGCACTTGCAGGGTGTCCGGCGTTCGTCAAAGCGTCAACGCACTCAACTCCGTGCGGTACACTAGCGACTGATCTAGTGAAAAGTCCGGGGTCCGCAGCATAGCCAATCGGGATCGTCCCATTCTGAGTAGGGATCGGAATAGATCCGGCAGGGATCGTATTAGCAACAGGAATAGTAGCAGACTTCTTATCGCTACTCGACATATCACTTCCACAACTCACAATCAACGTGGCCAAACTTGAGTAAAACACTCCTCTAAAAAAACATGCAACTACAACTTTCATACAACAACTCCAACAAATCAAATCAACAAGAACAGAACGAAAATCAATTTTCTATAATTATTTGTCTCTTTAATCCGTGAGACAAAAACGCTATTGCAAACAACGTGCAAACAAAAAAACGAAGTAACTATTTGAAATCATTGAACGAGAAAAATAGATAACTGTATAAAGTTTTTACAACTGTCAAGCGAAAAAAATATTTTAAAAAAAGCTAAAGTTTTTCTGAGAATTTCCGATACGTGTTTTGTGCATGTCGCACTAGATCACTACTTATAAGGAGACAAAAAAATGCAAACAACTTTAGCAAGCGGAATCAAGATTTTTAAAGGAAGAAATAACAGGGTATTTAAGGGCCACCGTTATCATTACATGGTAAGAAATTCTATTTTTGGAATCGCCTGCGGAGTGGATGGTCATAGAATGACAAATTGGTTTAGGACTTACACTGAAGCAAGCAATGCCTTTCGGGATTCAGTTAACGATATAACAGAGGAGATCGAAAAATGAAAACAAATCAAATTACAATCAAGTTTGAAATCAAATTGCATCATCTAGAATGGGCTGCATACATGATAAGTCGAGGAGACACTAAACTGACAAAAACGGCAGTTAGGAATTTTCTCAAAAAGCAAATAGAACTTTTCGGCATCGACGATGATTCACTCATGGGAGAGAGGCATAGAGCGATTTTTGTAGAGCATCAATGCTCTAGCTACGATGAAATAGCGATAGAACTAATACGCAGATGGGTAAAATCAAACTACAAAGCTTTGTATGAGAGAGCACAAAAGATAATCACGGAAGGGGAACAACTATGAGACTGTCAAAAGAAGGAAAACAATTAATAGCCGATACTTTCCTCGCAATTTGCGTGCAAGGAATCTACTGGAAATTCGGAAGGATCTTCGAAGAAATCGAGGACAAACTTTTGAGAGATAATTCTATGAGCTATGAAATAAAAGGATACTTCACAGAGACTAGTCACCCGTATGTTATCAATTTTTCAAATCAACATTTTACAGAGGAGGAACAAAATGAAATATAAAATTACTATTGAATGCGAGAACAAGGAAACAAAGATAATCGAAATTGAGAGCGATGCAACAAGCCCAGAGGACGCACTAATAGAACTCGCTGAAGCTCTTAATAGCAACTATTGGAAAGATTATGCTGATGATATGATAGACGCAAAAAGAGATGATAATTCACGCAAAAAATAACCTACCAACGCAACCACAATCGACGCAAAAAATCATTCACCAGCTTAGTATCTCGCTCTATATTCATAACGCTATTTGCAGCATCAGGATTGACATGAGTTATAAACTCGCAACCATTCCAGACAAGAACTTCGCAGCCACAAATCAACGCTTCATCATTTAGCGCAGTAAAAAGATCAAAAGAGTAAAATCGACGTGTATTTCTGAGTAGAGATAAGAGCTCAGATCTTGACGCAGGAAAGTTTCTCGTTATTTCAATCGCTGACAAATGATACGGAGTTATCGTTCTCGATCCTTTCCCGTACCAGACAACGTTTTTAACGTCCCTGAGCTCTTTTGGAATATTCTGAGATGAGTCACCCATGTCACAAAAAGGAAGCGTAAACGTCATGATTGGCGTCCTTGTAGCCGCATCCTTTGCAGCCTGATCATATGCAGGGTAATACGATACGACTATCTCATGATTAGGATAGACAGAAGGACCACCGCACAACACCCCCGGAAAGTACAGGACCCAGCGCACTACAACGCCCATGCTAGGGCTACTCGGCGGATCAATCTCGGGGATGATCGTTATGTCAGGATTAGATATTTCTTCTGAGTAGTCACCCCACTCTGGATTTAAATAGTCGCAAGTCATTTTTACTTGATGACCACTCTCTTTTGCAAGATAGCCTAGATAGTGGAGGACCCTGATACCTCCACTTGATTGCTGATACGATGGGGATGATATGACTAGTTTCATGCGCTAAGCCTCTCAGTATTTCGGTGATTCACAATCGGGGATAATAACGCCCTTACCCGTAGGATTCTGATTTTGTCCTACGGTGCTAAAAGTCGCACGTCCAAAAGCCTTTGTTTTTCGCCCGCCCCAATTCGCGCCCATCTTTACTTCCTCGCTTTCGAGGTGATAGACGAAAAATTCAGGGAGCAAAATTCTATCTTGCCGCGGCCATTGCACTGCGAAAAGAACGTCAGAATGCTCGGCAGAACCGCAAACAATAGGGTATTGTCGTCTTACTGATGAGCTCCAAAGTTGAAAATAGCCGATAGGACAATAGCCGTATTCGAGATGAACTAATCGAGAACCGAGTGGGAATTCTTCTTGCGGATTGACCATAAAACGCCATGCATGTTGCGGCACAGTTTTGTGCTTATATCGCTCCCAATTTTCGTAGCTTTTTGAATTGAGTCTATCGCAGCCGTATAGCTTTGTTTTGTCCAGTTTAGCCATATTCAACGCATGGTGAAAGCGGTGAGGGAGTAAAATATCAGCGTCGATGTGAAGAAGCCAGCCGTCATGACGTAAATTTTGGAGCCCTAAATTGATCGCCCTCCCCTTATTAAATCGATCATTATCGTCATGAAAAACCTCGGTTTTAATACAGTCAATAGAGTATTTGTCACAAAGTCTCTGAGTATGCTTATCACTCGGATGGGTAACGACAACTAAGCGATCAACGCAATTTAAATTGTGCGGTAGAGTTACCTCTAAAAAGTCTGAATAATTGTAGCAAATAACTACGGCTTCTATCGTTTTCATTTTTTCCCCCTAAGATATATTTCTTGGTCTGCAAGTGTATCGTACTTACTAAAATCAATTGTCTGGCTTGTCAAATGATCGACTTTAGAGTCAGCAATCAACGCATGATTAAAACGATGCTTGATTAGTTCATCGGCATAGATGTTATCAGAAAACCACAGAGAACACCTTTCGTCTAGATCGATAGTTTCTAGGAGCTCTCTTTTTGCGACAATGCACCAGCCAGCAAGTTCTCGACAAACTCTCTCGCCTATCAGTATTTTAGATTGATTGTCAGGAAACAAATTAGGATGCCAATTCCCGTGATCATTCCACGGAGAAAAAGAGCCTATTTCGGGATGATCACACCACGCTGACATTATTTTCATAAACCAGCCAGCGTGGAAATGAAGATCATTATTAGCCATAACTACCCAATCGCTCATACCCTCTCGAATGCCTAAATTTAGAGCTCTATTATAGCTAAAACGTTCCTGATCAAAGCGGATAGTGTTGTCTTGTCCGCATTGCAGATCTTCGCCCGACTCAACTAAGATCACGTTAAAATCGACAAACGGCTCTGAAAGTCGCAAGCTTGAAATAGTCTGGGCGACCATCGCCCAATTTCTCTCGTTAGTCTTTGACGGAATTACAACGTCAATTAAGTTTGGTGACATTTTTAAACCTCAATTCTAGAATCATATTTGTGGGGGTTACAGTGTACTTGTCAGATTCGGAAAATAACATCGGCGTATACGTATTAGCTAGTGCCTTCTCGCAGTAGGCGATAGCTTTTTCGGTGTTCCCTCGACACTTCTCGATATAAGCAAGCTCGCACCAAGATTCTGACCAGCGTGGATCACTCTCGACGAGCTCTTTAGAGAGTCGTTCCGCTTCGTCTGTCTGACCTAGAAAGTTTAGCCAACGGGCAGCACGAAAATAACAATGAGCTAGTTCGACAGGCCAGCAGGAGTCGCCTTCCTTCGCCCTTCTGATGTATTCAAGATACCACTTCACGGCCTCGGCATGATTGCCTGCGTCGATGTTCTCATTAGCCCAATAAAAGAGACTACGCATCGGCGGGTATATCTCGGCTCTTAATATCCTAAGGTTGCGCTGGGTGCCGTTCTCTTGATTCTCTGGTGACGTGTAGCGGTGTTGAACTACAGTGGGCAAATTGACGATCTTACGCTCCCAATCAACCCCTAGATACTCATGTACTCGACCGACAAAGCGCAGCTTTAAATCCGTGCGCCAGAGCTTGAATGAGTCGAACGACATGCCGTTATCCATGCGATACTTGATTGTAAATATGTCGCCGTCAGTCTGCACTATTTGTGTCTTTATATCCTGATCTATCAACGTATCATCGGCATCGGCACTGAGGATGAAATCGACACCCTCACCCTCTAGAATTTCGACGTACTTGTTTCTGGCTTTCGAGAAGTCGGCTATCCTTCCCTCGGAGTCATTCGCTTCAAGATAACTAATAATCGTGTATTTGATTCCTAGTCTCATAAGTTGATTCTTGACGTTCTGGACTGTCTTGTCGGTAGATCCCGTGTCCACAATCGCGACAAAGTCCACTTGAGAAGCAAAGCTCTCGATACACTTCGGCAAATCTTCTTCCTCGTTTTTTACTATCAGACCAAGCCCTAATTTGATCATCTCCTAACCTCAAAAATTTTATGTTGATTATCCAAAATTGACTAAAATATAAATAGCCGGTTATAATGAATATTGGCAAGCAAAATAAAAAAGGAGTTATTGCAATGGAAATAATCAAATTAAAGATCGATGATTTAATATTTGATCCAAACAACGTCAGAAAGCACCCGACAAAAAACATAGAAGCAATCAAAGGATCGCTGACTAAGTTTGGTCAACAAAAACCAATTGTCGTAGATAAGAAGAACATAGTCATAGCAGGTAACGGTACCCTGGCAGCAGCGAAGGAACTCGGCTGGAAAGAGATATCAGCCGTTGTCACTACTCTAGATGATTTTAATAAAATGGCCTTCGCTCTCGCAGATAACCGCACGGCAGAGCTCGCAGAATGGGACACTGGAAACCTTAATCAGCAATTGGCTCAACTAGAACTAGGCGACTTCGATATCAAAGAGATCGGTTTTGATTTGGGTGATTTTAAGTCAGATGCATTTGAACCAAATTTAGGCGATAATGAAAATAATGACAAAAAAATTTCCTTTAAATTGATTATTGATTTTAAAAGTGAAGACGAACAAATATTAATATTTGAAGAATTGAAAGAACGTGGCTTTAGCGTAAAGGCTGGTTAAATGAGCGAATATGGCATTCCATACATGGGATCAAAGTCTAATATAGCAGCTTCAATTGCTTTAAATTTTCCCAAAGCAGATAACTTTTATGATCTATTTGGAGGAGGTTTTTCTATATCGCATTACATGCTTGTAAATAAGAGCAAAAATTTTAACCAATTCCATTATAATGAGATAAAAACAGATATAACTTATCTTGTTAAAAAGGCTATAAATGGTGACTATTCTTATGACAGATTTAAACCAGAGTGGATTTCAAGAGAGAACTTTTTTAAGAATTTAGATGATCCCTATATAAGAATATGCTGGTCTTTTGGGAATGGCCAAAAGACCTACATGTTTGGTCCGGATATTGAAGAATACAAAAGATCAATGCATGAGGCTGTAATTTTCGATGAATTTAATAATATTGCTCAGTCTGTTTTTGAATTTAATGAATGGCCGAAAAATGTAAATACCATCAAAAAAAGAAGGTATTATCTACGGCAAAAAATAGAGTGGTTAAGAGTTAAAAATAAAATACCAAAAGAACTATTTTCGTTTATTAAGCAATTGCTCCAATTGCAGCGATTGCAGCAATTGGAGCACTTGGAGCGATTGCAGCACTTGGAGCGATTGCAGCAATTGGAGCAATTGGAGCAATTGGAGATTATTTCAAAAGATTATAGGCAAGTTGAAATATTGCCTAATTCCGTTGTTTATTGCGACATTCCTTACCAAGGCACCGCAGAATACGGTAACAATTTTTCGCACAAAGAATTTTTTGATTGGGCTGCAACAAGGGATTTTCCGGTCTATATCTCGGAGTACAATGTAAGCGATCCAAGATTTAAATTGGTATATAAAATTAGTAAAAGATCAATGTTGTCACAAGATAAAAGCAATGCAAAACTGATGCAAGAAAAACTATATTGGAATGGGGTAACAAATGGCTAAAATGGGTCCAGCAAAAGGCACGGGCGGACGACCATTAAAATTCATTGATTGGCCTCTCGCTGAAAAACTCGCAAAAATACAGTGTACAGCGAGAGAGATTGCCTCGGTCCTTGATATCAATCAAGACACCCTAGCCGACAGGTGCAAAAAAGACCACTCGCTCACTTTTACCGAGTGGTTTAAAAAGCACTCAGATGGCGGAAAAGCAAGCCTCAGGCGCTCACTTTGGAACATGGCAACGGGAGAACGTCCGAGCGCAGCCGTGGCCATATGGCTATCGAAAAACTATCTTGGCATGAGCGAGAAAATAGAGATGGGAAGCGGTGGAACAGAAAGCGGAACGCCAGTTGTCAACCTAATCTTTGACAATGAAGGAAAGAAAAAATTAGAGAAAAAATGACTAATATCCATATCCCCCCCATTTTTAAAAGCTTGTCTGATGACGCTAGATACTTTGTTTATTACGGAGGTAGAGGCTCAGGCAAGTCTCACTCTATAGCTCGCTATTTAGTATGTCTCGCTCTCGCTATGAAACTAAAAATCTTGTGTACTAGAGAGCTCCAGAACTCAATAGCGGAGTCGGTCTATGTTCTACTCAAGAACATCATTATCGAGTACAATCTTTACCCGTATTTCTATATCAAACTCAACTCGATTGAATGCGTAAACGGCAGCATATTTATTTTCAAGGGTCTCGCCCATAACATCGAATCCGTGAAATCGACAGAAGGCGTTGATATATGTTGGATCGAGGAAGCCGACAAGGTGCACCAGAATTCTTGGGATATCCTCATACCGACTATCAGGAAACCGAAATCTAAATTCATTGTTACGTTCAACCCTACGCACGATGATGATCCCGTTTACAAAATGTTTATTTTAAATAAGCACGAAAGGACGATAACTCAAAAGGTTAATTGGTCAGATAATCCTTATTTTCCTGATGTTTTAAAGCAGGAAATGGAGTCAATGCGAGAGTCGGACTATGATCGATATCTGCACGTATGGGAGGGAGAACTAAGGACGATATCCGATGCACAGGTGTTCAAGAACAAATACGTGGTCAAAGAATTCGAGACACCCAAAGATATCACCTTCTATCATGGTATGGACTTCGGTTTTGCAAAGGACCCGACGACCGTCATTCGATGCTTTATTAGAGGCAAGAGTCTATTCATTGATCGAGAGGAATACGGTCACCATGTAGAAATAAAAGACATTCCATCGATGGTCAGAAATATTATGGTAGGCACTGACTCCTATCTATGGCAAATAAAAGCCGACGCAGCTAGGCCGGAAACAATTTCGTATCTAAAGAACATGGGTATCAATTGCGTAGCAGCCTCAAAATGGGCAGGCTCGATAGAGGATGGAATCGAATATATGAAATCGTTTCAACAGATCGTAATTCACCCAAAATGTACGCATGCAATAGAGGAATTTAGACGATACTCATACAAGATTGACAAGCGCACAAACGATATTTTGCCGATCGTCGTCGATGATTACAACCACGTGATAGATAGTGTCAGATATAGCATAGCCGACCTAATAAAAAGGAAGGCGACAATCTACGATGATGGTGTATTATAATAGAGTCGAAAAATTAAAAAATGGGGCTAAAACTTATGGACGTACATAACAACTCACTTCTCGAATTCACGCAATCGCTAGGCGCAGAAAGCAGTTCTGCCAATACAATGATGTACAACAAGCGATATGCTGCCATTACGTTGAATAGAGCTCTTTTAAGCTCAACGTACATGGAAGAAGGTATCGTACAAGTCCTAGTAGATCAGCCCGTCGATGACGCTTTCAGAGGCGGCATAACGATCAAGTGCGAAGAACTTAGCGTCGATGAAATCAAAGAACTTTCGCAAGCAATCGATCAAGAGATGATCCTAGATACCTACGCACAGGGGTTGAAGTGGATGAGGCTCTTTGGTGGAGCTGGTATCATCATCAACGCTGGTCAAGACATGAGACAGCCGCTTAATCTCGAAGCGATCAATAAGGACACCCCTCTAAAGTTTTACGCCTGTGATCGATGGGAGCTCTCGTATACTCCCTACGGAATGAATGCTCTCGATCAAATGGGAGACATGACTGCCGAGCACCCCTACTCTTATTACGGTCATATAATGCACCACACGAACGTGATCAAG